ATTAAAGGTGATTTTATGATAATCAAAGATTTGAAAGCAGCGGATTACAATCCAAGGACTATTACTGACAAGCAATTGGCCATGTTGAAAAAGTCAATGGTCGAATTTGGCGACCTGTCCGGCATTGTCGTGAACGTGAAAACCGGAAACATGATCGGCGGGCACCAAAGGATTAAAAACCTTGATCCCTCATGGCCTATTGTCAAGGAACCTCACGAGGATAAGGTCGGCACCGTTGCCCTGGGGTATATTGAAACCCCTGAAGGCCGCTGGCAGTACCGGGAGGTGGACTGGACAAAGAAGAGGGAAGCTGCTGCGAACATAGCCGCGAATCAGCACGGGGGAGAGTTTGATATGACAGCCCTCCGGGAAATCATAATTGATTTGGATGATGGATCAATGGATATGGAGCTTCTGGGGTTTAATTCTCACGAGCTTGAATTGATGATGACGGCGATAGGGGGCGGTGAGGGTGGTGAACCCCCTGAACCGGAACCAGAAAAACCAAACATTATTCTTTGTCCGAAGTGCGGGCACGAATTTTCTGTGCTGAAAAAGGAGGAATAGAGTCATGGCACGTGGCGGATACAGGCCCGGGGCCGGACGGAAGCCCGGCTCGAAAGACAAGGTTCCAAGGAAGATCACCAAAAAGCAGACCAGCGACAAAAAGAAGATCAAAGCTATTCTCGAACTGGGGGTAAAAGCAAAGGCCCGGATGTATCAGGAATTCCTTCTTCGTATCAGCAAGGGTGAGTCGCTATCCATTACCGAGAAAAAGCTGATGGATAAAATCGGTGCTGAATTAACCGAAGGTCTTGGTGAGGATGACAAGAAAATAATTGAAGCCGAGAACTTAGACCCTCTTGGGTATATGCTCAAGGTAATGAATGACCCGCAGGCGGAAAAGGATCGGCGCGACAAGATGGCCATAGCCGCGGCACCTTTTATCCATGCTCGGAAGGGTGAGGGTGCCGGGAAAAAACAGGAGCGGGAAGAGCGAGCGAAGGCGGCGGGTAGCGGGAAGTTTGCTCCCGGTAAGGTTCCGTTGAAGGTGGTGAAATAATGGAGTGGAGTACCTCATGTTTAGATTGGGAAAGCCGAGTGATGGAGGGAGAATCTTTAATCACGTTCCCTCCACTTTTCCCAAAAGAAGCCGATGAAGCCCTTGCAGTTTTCAAGGAGTTACAGCTTGTCGATGTCTTGAACCGGCCCACGCTTGGCAAGGCTGGCCGTCCCTGGTTGTTCGATTTTGTCGGTTCAATCTTCGGAGCCTATGATGAAGATGCAGGGCGGCGGCTCATTCAGGAATTCTTCCTACTTATCAGCAAAAAAAACAGTAAGTCCTCAAGCTGTGGTGCGGGGATCATGTTGACTGCTCTGATTCGTAATTGGAGAGAATCGGCAGAGTTCACAATCCTTGCTCCCACGGTTGAAATTGCGAACAACTCATTTTACCCGGCCCGAGACATGGTAAGAGCCGATCCCGAATTATCTGACCTCATGCTGGTACAGGAACACTACCGCCAGATCACACACAGGGGCACAGGGGCGACACTCAAGGTACTCGCGGCGGACAGTGAGACTGTGGGTGGAAAGAAGGCTACAGGTATCCTGGTAGACGAATTATGGCAATTCGGTAAGCGCCCGAAGTCCGAAAACATGCTCCGTGAAGCTTGTGGGGGACTGGCATCAAGGCCTGAAGGGTTTGTAATCTACCTCTCAACACAATCAGACGAGGCCCCAGCGGGTGTTTTTAAGCAGAAATTAGACTATGCAAGAGGAGTCAGGGACGGAAAGATTGATGATAACTGCTTTCTCCCGATCATTTATGAGTTTCCCGAAGCCATCCTGAAGGCGAAAAAGCACCTCAATCCTAAATATTTCTATGTTACGAACCCTAATCTTGGGGCTTCAGTCGATGAACAATTCATTTTACGTGAATTTAAGAAGGCCCAGAACGATGGAGATATCTCCATGCAGGGTTTTTTGGCGAAGCATCTTAATGTTGAAATGGGCATGTCTCTCAAATCTCAACGATGGGCGGGTGCTGATTCGTGGGAGGCTGCGGCCGGGGATGTGACGCTTGACTATATCCTTGAGCGGTCAGAGGTGGTAGTGGTTGGGATTGATGGAGGTGGTCTTGATGACCTTTTGGGTCTGGCTGTTTTGGGTCGTGACTCTGGGAATGGGAACTGGCTGTTATGGACGCGCGCATGGTGTAATCCGATTGCACTTGAGCGCAGAAAATCAGAGGCTCCGAGATATCGAGACTTTGAGAAGGCCGGCGATCTTGTGATCGTCCGAGAAATAGGACAGGATATAAAAGAGGCCGGGGATATTGTTAGACAATGTGATAAATCTGGGCTGCTGGACAGAATCGGAGTTGATCAGGCCGGCATTGGGGCAATAGTGGACGAGATCGAGCAGGGAGACGAAAACGGAAAGGGCGAGATCGAGCATGACAGGATAGTCGGGATTCCGCAGGGGTGGAGACTTAACGGGGCGATCAAAACCCTTGAACGTAAGGTCGCAGAGAAGACACTTGTCCACGGAGGCCAGGCTCTTATGACGTGGTGTGTAGGTAATGCCCGTGTAGAACCGCGTGGAAATGCAATCTGTATCACGAAGCAAGCCAGCGGGACCGGGAAGATTGACCCTCTCATGGCGACGTTTAATTGCGTAGCCCTGATGGCATTAAACCCTCAACCCAGAGGAGGCCCATCAGTTTTTGAAGGTATGAGCAGGGAGGAAATCCTAAAAGAAGTAGCATATTAATAAAATTAAGGCTTGACTCTATTCCTTACTTATAGTAAGTAAGAATCAAGGAGGCAAGCCATGAAGATTAAAAGACTAAAATGTGTTAAATGCAAGCACGAATGGATCCCAAGAATATGGCCAGTTAAGATGTGTCCCAAGTGTAAAACGTATTACTGGCAAACACCAAAGGTGAAAAAATGAAAACTTGCATAAAATGTCACGAGACGTTCCCGCTTACCGATGAATACTATAATCGCCGCAAAGATTCTCCTGATGGGTTTCGGAATGAATGTAAGATGTGTGTAAAAAAAAGACGTGGTAAATGGCACGAAAGAAACAGGGAAGACCAGGTCAGTAAAATGAAAAGATATTGGATTGAAAATAGAGAAGATATGCTTTGCTATAAGGCTCAGTATAACCAAAAAAATAAAGAGCTAATAAATAAAAAGTGCCATGATTATTATGAGAAAAACCGACCTAAAGTTCTTGCCCAGATGAAAGAACATCGTATTGCTAACAAAGACCAGATAAACCAGAGAAGAAGAACTCGGCGGATAGAGAATTATGAATCAGTTACGGAAAAACGAAGGGAATACGCGGCTAAGAATCGTGGAAGAATTAACAAAAGAGCCGCTATGTATTGCGCAAATCGGAAAGAAACAGATATGGGCTATAGGATATTAACCAACCTCAGAACGAGAATATGTATCGCTATTAAAAAATCACATTCCAATAAAAGCAATGGGACAACGAAACTTCTTGGGTGCACAATTCCAGAATTAAGAAAACATCTTGAAAACCAGTTCGCGCCCGGGATGTCATGGGATAATTGGGCACGTGGTGGATGGCATATCGACCACATTATTCCATGTGCGTCTTTTGATCTATCAGATCCAAAACAACAAAGAAAGTGCTTTAATTATAAAAATCTTCAACCACTATGGGCCCTTGACAATTTAAAAAAGGGAGCAAGGCTCGTTTAATAGGAATGTCGAAAGACGATATCTTGAAAAATATTGCTTTTTGAAAGGGGAGGGAAAATGAGTACAAGGCGGATTAGTGAATTGGAGATCAGAGACGGGTTGCCAGAGAGTGGGGAGGTATTGTTACCCATATGCCAGGAAAATACGTTCTTTCCAATTAGGGCAATACCGTTTAAAAGCTTGGTGGAAGCACTACGGGATGGTCTAAAAAAGAATAATGCTATTACGCTTATCGAAAAAGACGATGGGTCAATCAAATTTATCATGGAAGAGCCAAATAAGGAATAACCATGATCAAACTTCCAAATAAGCAACTCTTGCGTCCTGATGAAGTCGCAACATACTGGTCTGTAGCTGTCTCTACTATATACTCTTGGGTAGATCAGGGAGTTATACGGGCCGTAAAGAAGGGGGGCACGGTGAGAATACCGCGGGAGGAAGCTCTGAAATCAAGGCCGGTGGTGGAATAAAAAAGGCGGGGTCGAAACCCCGCCGTGGTGTTATTTCTTCTTCCTCGGTCTTCCACCCTTCTTCCCGTTCTCGCGGGATGAGGCGGCCTTTTTTTCGGATTTTACGGAGCCTCCCTTTCGCCCCAGGGTTGCGGCGGCATTTTGAATTTCATCATCTATAATATTCCCAGCGTATAGACCTAAAACTCCCTCCCGCCATAATCTCTTTGCCTCTTTATCTCGTCCCTTCCGTTGTAACCGGGAAACCTCTGCTCTAATTTGACTGATTTTACTTTTCATAAGTTCTTTCCTCTTTATAAGTTATAGTATTTAACTGCTTTTTTGAGCTGGGCTACTGTCCAGCCTTGGTTTTTCTCTGCCTCATATACCGCTATCGAGACATTGCTTGCATTTTTTAGCTCCGAGTTGACATATACGTTCCACTCGGCCCGGCGGGTTTTGGTGACCTCGATCGGCCACTCAGTCGCAAAATCATCGTCGGCTCTGTTCTCCAGAGCTTTAAGATCGGCCCGGAGTTGGTCAATCTCCGCTTGATTGTAGGTGCCGCTTTCCCGGGCGATACTGCAATCCCTGACGCTGATCTGATGCTTGATAGCGTCCATCTGCTCGTTAATGGTTTTGGGTCTTGCAGCTTCCGCCTCTCTTTCTTTTCTGATTCTTGCCTCGCGGATCGGATTATAACCCTCGCCGCCCTCGTTGTGTATTTTGTCGTATTCTCTCTCTGTCATGTCTTTTTACCTCCCCTTTATTTGTCTACATAATACCCCAAGCGATTAGGTTTGTCAAGCTTTATTTTGATAAAATCGTAATTTATTTTCACTTTTCCAAAAAATAAATATGCCTGATATCAGGTAGTTACGAATTTAATCAAAAAAACTTTCCAGATTTTACAAATATTATTTCTATTTTAGAAAAAAAGGGGAGATAATCACGCCATGATAAAACCAATTAAGAGATTCTTGCAAGGTATCAAATCCTTTTCGGCGAGGGTTTACGCAGCGTTTGATGTGAGGGACTGGCTTACCTACGGGGGGCTTTTCTCAATCGGATACGGCTTTCATCTATTTATGCCGTGGCTTGGTTATGTGGCATTTGGTGTTGTCTCAATGCTTCTTGGTCTCGGGTGGATCATAAGGATACCAAAAAATGGGTAGTATCTCGAACATGGAGAAACGTATGGCCATGGGTGCGCTAAATGATTCCTGGTATTCCCCCGGTGGATCGTTCTATGGGGGATCTGGTGGAGTCCAAACAAAGGCGGGGTCTCCTGTCTCTGAAATGAGTGCTATGCAACTTGCTGTGGTGTGGTGCTGCATAAAGGTTCTTTCGGAAGATACCGCATCCCTTCCCTTGCATTTATATCGAAGATTGCCGAACGGGGGGAGGGAAAAGGTATTTGATTCTCCGTTTTATAAACTCCTCCATGATTCCCCGAACCCTGAAATGACAGCGATATCCTTTCGGGAAACATATGCGTCCCACCTCCTTGCGTGGGGGAACGCTTATGCAGAGAAAGAGTATGGCAAGGGGCTGCTCTACAAGAATCAGGTTGTTGCTCTCTGGCCTATCACACCTAACCGGGTAACGGTGAAGAGGAACAATCAGAAGAAAATCGAATATCATATCAGCATGGCGGGGACTGGTCTGCCTGATGTAGATCTACCAAAAGAAAAAGTTTTGCACACTCCCGGTCTCTCGTTCAATGGCCTTGTCGGTTATTCTCCTATTGCGGCGGCACGGGAAGCAATAGGGCTTGGAAAATCGCTTGAGGAGTTTGGAGAACTCTATTTTAGCCAGGGGATTCATTCTGGGGCAGTTATTTCTCACCCCGGAAAACTCTCACTGGAAAACATAGCAGAGAAGGGAGCGGCTTATTCAGAAGCGTATGCCGGTCTTGGAAAATCACACCGGATCATGTTTCTATCTGAAAACGAAAAAATAGAAAAAATTGGAATCCCGAACGATGAAGCACAATTCTTGGAAAGTCGAGCTTATCAAAACATAGATATTGGTTCAAGAATATATCGTCTCCCCCCTCAGATGTATGGAGAATATGACAAGGCAAGTACATACGCAAGCGCAGAACAATTCAATCTTGATTACGTGATTAAAACCTTACGCTCTTGGCTGGTTCGACTCGAACAATCTTACAACATGTGGCTTCTCCCCCCCGAAATGCAGGGCGAATACTTCTTTGAGCACCTGATTGACGGCCTGATGAGGGGCGATGCGGCGGCTCGATCTTCTTTTTACAGTTCACTTTTCCCCATCGGGGGAATTACTCCTAACCAAATATGCGAACTTGAAAACTGGAATCCCATAGGCCCGGAGGGTGACAAGCGGTTTGTGCCGCTTAACATGGTTCCCTTGAAACAAGCAGGGGAAACTCAGGGCAATTCAGACGATAATCGGTCAACATACCGCTCACGGCTTGAAGTTGCCTATCTTCGCCTCTTCGCGGATGCAATTGGGCGGATCACTCGGCAGGAGTCCCAGCGGGTCAACTGGTTACATAAGCAAGGCGAGGATGTTGAGGGATTTTACTTAGAATTCCCTGATTATATACAGAAACAAGTCACTCCGGTCTTTTGTAGCTTTGCAGAGGCTATTACGGGCATGGAATCAGAGCTGAACGGCCTGAAATATGACGACTTTAATGCAGAGATTGAGCAGATATCCCGCTCATTTGGGGGTAAATTTGCCTCTGAATACGTTGAAGAATCCCGAGAGTTAGGGGTTTTGAAGGCCTCTGAGTGGTCTGAACGGAATGCAACGAAGATTATTGACGGTCAATTGTCCAGCCTCGCAGACCGGATTATAGGCTTTTTGGGGACCGTACAGGGGGCAAGGCAATGAAAAAGAACTACGAACGGGCAATCGCTCCGAAATATGAGACCCGAAAGAAAGAAAAGGGGAAAAAAGATGAAAGAAAAAAGAAAAAACGAGATTGAGCGTCGAAACTTTCAGATTCAGGAATTTCGGGCAATAACCGATGAAGCTGGACTCCGGCATATAATCGGATATGCAGCCGTTTTTAATTCCTTGTCTGAAGACTTGGGTGGATTCAAAGAGAAGATCGACTCAGGCGCATTTTCCAAAACAATCAAGGCCGATGATATCCGTGCCCTAAAGAATCATAACGATGATTATGTTCTTGGTCGCAATAGAAGCAAAACGCTTGTCCTTACTGAAGATCAACACGGGCTTGCAATAGATGTACTTCCTCCTGATGCGCAGTGGGCAAAGGATTTGATGGTGAGCATTGACCGAG